CGGCAGCGGCGGATCTCGTCCACTCGTCACCGGCGGCACCACCCCGACGTCCGGGCGCGTGACCAAGCTCGACGACGTCAAGGCGATCAACCGCCGGGCCAAGACCGAGGGTGCCGGCGTGTATGCGGACGTCGCGATCGAAGACTTGCAGGCATTGGGCCGCAAGCGATTTGACGGCGAACAGTAAACAGGAACAGCAATGCAAATCCCCACAGACTGCGCACAAGAACTCGCAAAACTGGATGCGTCCCCGAAGTTCGGCATGATCGGCGCGACCTTTCAGCGCCATCCCGAACGAAAGTGGGAGTACCTTCGCGACAGCATGAACAACCCGATCCTCGACGAGCCGGCGGTTCACGAAGTCATCATCGTGGACAACCCCACCGGCGAGTCCTACGCGAGCGCCACCGGCCCCGATGGGGAGACGGCGCTGCGGGCGGCAATCGGACAGGCCCACAAGGCCGAGAAGCCACTGACCGCCGCGCAGAAGTACGCGATCGGCAAGGCGTCGTCCATCGTCAATGCCAAACTCGCCGACAAGGACGCTGAGATTCAGCGTCTCAAAGAACAACTGGCGAAGGCCAGCGAGAAGACCACGTTATCCAAGAAGACAACCGATCAGACGCCCGCCCAATAGGTCAAAAGCCGTCCCTGATCGAGTCCGTCATCACGCTCCTAACGGGGCGTGCTGATTTTGATTGAGCACGCGAGAACCGACGCCGACACGTCGCCCGTCGTCTCGTGAGCGATTCACGTCTAGCAAGCGCCCGAAGGCCGAGCCGACACCCCGCATACGCGGGCCGAGTCTGCCATTGGACACCGCGTTGCGGATGCAGTGTTCCCAACACCAGCACCCATCGCCCATAGCGGCAGAGGTCACTCATGGCAGTTGCACCGATTCGATACAACACGGGGCCGACCGGCTCCGACACCGAGAACTTGCTTCTCAAGATGTACTTGGGCTCCTACGTGGAAGCGCCCCGGGCATCGACGTTCTTCCTGAACAACCCGACGATCTACCGGACCACGCCCAACGCGGGCAAGTCCTTCCAGTTCCTCATGGACGCGGATACCCCGGCCCCCGAGGAATACGAACCCGGCAACGACCTGCTCGGGCAGGCGTATGGCCGAGCGGAAGGCACGCTCACGACCGACCGCGTGCTGGTCGCGCATGCGTGGGTGTCCGAAGAGGACATGGAGAAGGACCACGCGCAGATCCTTGGGCGACTTGGCCCCAAGCACGCCGCCGCGATGGATCGCCTTCTTGACCAGCGGGCGCTGCGCACCGGCCTGTTGGGCGCTCGCCAGTCGGCTCTCACCCACACCAACACCGGCCTCAACGTCCACATGGGCGGCACCCGCGTCTACCGCAACGGCGGCTCCGGCAACACCACGCACGTCACCAACGTCGCGGCGGCGTATCCGGCGACCAGCGGCGGGTTTGACAACCTGACGTCGGACTTCCGCACGATGTACCAGACGCTCATCGAGAAGAACCTCGATGGCAACTCCTTCACCTTCTACTGCACCCCGCACATCCGCACGGTTCTCCAGAACGGCGGCGTGAATCTGTACTCGGCGGATTACGTCGGCACGATGAACCAACTCCAGACCCGCCAGTTGAACACCTTCGAGGGGTTCCGGTTTGGCGGCGTCATCACCTTGGACTCGACCGGCTCGATCACCAGCGGCGGTCCCTGGCCGACCACCAACATCACCAGCGGCCCGACCAAGTACCAAGGCAACTTCCTGCCGCAAGCGTCCGACGGCTCGCCGGCGGTGCTGTTCGTCGCCAACGCGGGCAACGAGCACTACGGCGTCGGCATGGTCGAGTTCCGTGCGCCGACCCAGCGCGTTCTCCACGTTCCCGAGCGGATGGGGTACCTCGTGTACACGTTCGCCATGCTCGGCTTCGGCATCATGCACCCGTGGTGCTTGGGCTCGCTCGAAACCCGCGCGGTCTGATTCTCGACCTGATTTCAAGGAGCACACACCATGTCACAACTCTCAGCAACCCAGCACAGCATCGTGCGGGGCACGCTCAAGACGTTCTCTTCGATCCCGAGCGTGTCCGGCCTTTCGACCAGCGGCCCGGAAGTCATTGACTCGGCGATTCGTCGCCTCACGTTGTCGTTCAGTTCCGTGTCGTTCACGCTGACGGACAACGGCACCAACGGGTCCGGCTCGCTCAAGATCCTCGACTTTGGCGAAGGCCTCGTCTTGGTTCTCGGCGCTCAATGCAACCTCACCTATGCCTATGGCAGCGTGACGGATGCCAACCTCATCTCGGCCTTGGGCACCACGGCGGCCAACGCGGACGGCGACCTCGCCGACTCCAATGAAGCCAACATCGTGCCCTCGACCGCAACCGCGTCGTCGTCGGGCGTGGCAACGTTCAATGCCGGCTCGACGGCCGTGGCGTTCCTGCAAGGGCAGGCGACGGCTGCCGACCTCTACCTCAACATCGCGACCTCGACCGACCCGAGCACCAACAACACCATTCTGGTCTCCGGCACGATCGACATTCTTTACACGTTCATCGGCGACCGCTGATCCATTCCCCCCAACCCGCACCGCGCCCGTTTGTTCGGGCGCGGTGCTTTTTTTGAGGAGTTCGCCATGCTGATTCCGCGCGTCTTGAAGGTGCTGGGCTTGGTGGGGGCGACGGCGTTCGCGCTTGTGTCGCTGCCCGGGTGCAGCTTGCTCGAAGGCCCCAAGGTAAAGAGCCCGCTGACGGACCAGTCCGTGAGCATCGAACAGGCCCAACTGGACTTGCTGGCGTTGGAGAAGCAGAAGGAAGCCGAAGCCGCGCAGGAACGCAAGGACCGCGAGGCCGAACTCCGCAAGGCCCAACGGGATGCGGAACGAGCGTTGTCGCGGCTCGCGAATGACAGCGCCGAGAAGGTCGCGGAAATCACGGATGCGGCCGATGATGCGGCGTCGGCGATTGACCAGCGATACACGAATCAGGACAACGCCCGGCAGCAGGCGCTCGCGGCGATCCGCTCGTCGTTCAACGCCCGCATCGCGTCGGCGCAGGCGCAGCAGAACGCCATTCAGAACGGGTTCCAGTTCGTCGGGCAGGTGGCGCAGTCGTCGGGCATCCCCGGCGTATCCACGGCCGGGGGTCTGTTGCTCGGGCTTGGCGGCCTCTTGTGGGGTGCCAAGAAGAGCGGGGACGCCAAGGAAGCCCGCGCGGTCGCCCGTGCCAAGGACGACGAATCAGCGGCCCACGACGACGCATGGGAAGAACAAGAGAAGTTGAAGAACGCTGCCGTGGCGCAGGCACAAGCCCAGGCACAGGCCGCGCAGTTTGCACAACTCATCGCGTCGTTGATCCCCAAGCACACCACCAACCCGGCTGCTTCGGCCGGTCCCGCTTCACCCGCGAGCCCCTGAAATGACCAACAACACCAGCCAAAGCACCGAGCTCCAACTCCTGCGGCAAGAGGTCAATGCCCTCGCCGAAGAGGTGCGCAAGACCAACCACCTCATCACCGGCAACGGCACGCCCGAGCACGGCATGGTGGTGCGGCTCGATCGCGTTGAGCAGCAACACAAGACCGTCTCGCGGATTACGTGGACGGCGGCTTCGGCTGTGGTCGGCTTGATTGTTCATGCTGCATGGACCGCGTTCAGCGGCGCGAAAGGGGGCACGCACTAATGGCGACGATCACCAACATCCAAGCGGTCCTGCCGCATCTCGTCTGGGGCATGGGCTCCGGCCCGGTGGAAATCACGGTCTGCGGCGACTCCAACGCCTTCCACGGCTCGCGGCTTGGCTCGGGGACATCGCTGTCCGGCGGGCACCTGCGCGGGCTGGAGTTCGCGTTGCAGGACTTGGGCATCCCCGTCTTTGCCACGGGCCTGTGGGGTGCCTCGACCAGCAACATCGGCATCTCCTCGCCCAGCATGTCGATCACAAGCGCGACCGGCTTGAACCCCCTGACGCAATACGGCAAGCCCGCCATCAGCAGCATCGGCACCGGCGCGACTCCGCTTATTACGACGGCACGCAACCACGGCCTCGCTGTGGGTCAGTCGGTGGTCATCTCGGGCTCGGGCACCACGCCCAGCATCGACGGCACCTACACCGTGGCGACGACTCCGGCGGCGAACACGTTCACCGTGACCGGACCGCCCACCGTCTCGGCGGGCTCCAGCAGCACGGGTTACTGGTATCTGTCCATCTTCTCGTCATTCATCAACGACCTTCCGACGTTCCCCGGCGGATTCTTCCACTGGCCTTCGTTCATGGCCGACGCTGCTTGCTCGGGCTCGGGCCTGTTCAACAACGGCATCACTGTCCGCATGAACGGCAACCTGCCGACGAGCGGCGTGGACCCGACGTGGATGGGTGCGGACTGGGGCGGCTACGCCAACTGGTACGGGGCCAATCTCCGCTGGCAGTTGGGATACGTCAACCTCGACAGCGGCACCTCGACCACCGGCGCGTGCAAGATCACGCCGGACGTGTGCCTTGAAGGCTCGTCGTCTCAGAAGGTGTTCACTCAGTTGAACATGAAGACGGCGACGGGCTCCAAGTGGGCCGTTGCCACCTTCGACCTGACCAACGCTCAGTACAGTGACGCTCAGGCGTCCAAGGCGATCACGGCCATCAGTAAGGCTGCGTCGGCGTCCGTGACCTGCACGGGCCATGGCTTCTCCAGCAACGACTACATCTGGATCAGTGACAGCAACTCGTCTGTGCCCATTGATGGCCTTCAGAAGATCACGGTCATTGACGCCAACACGTTCACCGTGCCCATCAACACCTCGGGTGGTGCGTCGGCTGGTACTGCTGGTACTGCAATCAAGACAAACCGCTCGCTGAACTTCCGTCACTGCCGCAACGACGTTTCGGGCGGCACCAACGGCGGTCCGGCAATGCTTGGATGGCAGCGCGTCATCAATACCGACCTGACCTACGGGTTCGCCGCGAACTTGTTCATGTGGCGCGGTGGCGGCACGATCGGCCGAGGCAAGGCCAACAACGTGCTGGACGACGTGACGCAGGGCTTTGGGGCCATTACGACGGCCCAACGCGACCGCTACGGGGCCGACCTGTTCTATCGAGCCGATCAGTTGGGCAAGCCCCGCAAGGTCATCGAGTTGATTTGGTACGGCGTCAACGACGCCCAGGCTGCCGTGCAGTCTACGTCAACCGAGTGGACGAATGGCATGAACGATCTCCTCGCCAACCGCCGGACCTTCTGGCGGGCTCTGGGTGCGGACGTTCGGTTCATCATCGCCGGTGCCCAGCCTCTCGACAAGGTTTCCAACGTCTCTGGCAACGCTGGGGCCAAGCGTGAGTATTACAACCGGCTCTACGACACCGCTGCCAAGGCACTCGCGGCGACCACCTCGGACGTTGCGGCCTACTCGTGGGTGGACGCGGGGATTGACGCGGTGCAGATCGCGGCCAACCTCGGGTTCGCTGCGGGCGGCACCCCCACCGCCAGCAACACCACCGAAGTCCACCTGTCGCAGGCTGGCTATCGGCTCATTCACCGGCCGCTGTGGGGCAACCTGTTCAGCGAAGCGGCCAGAATTTCCGGCCTTGCTCTCGCCGCATCACTCCGAAACCGACGCACCATGCCGTAAGGAAGCCCATGACCATCGCCACCACAAGCACAAAGTCCTCTGTCTCGCGATCAGACGCCATCCAGTCCGTCCCCGTCAGTCAGACCAGCGAATGGACCACCGTGGTTGCCGCCGGCGCTGCGACGACCGCCGACAACTCGGGCAGCGACATCACCAACCCGGCCACCCAGATCGCCGCGTCCGGTGCCGAACGCATCATCCTGACGCGCGAAGGAAGCGGAGGCACCTATGTCCAGTTCCGTGTCAAGTACGCGACGGCACCGACGACATTCCCGACGATTCAGGTCTTCGGCCGCACCGGGTCGCAAGCGTGGGAGAGGCTGAAAGACGCCGGCGGGCTGATCGACTTCACGTTCGCGGCCCCGTCCGTGGCGCTGACGGACGGCACATCGACATACTCGGACGCGACCAACCCCATCGACGTGCGCGGCTGTGACGAGATCCTGATCGGCGTCAAGACGGCGGCGGCGTCCGGCGGCGCGTCCGGCCTGTCCATCGAAGGAAAGATCTGGTAATGCCGTGCGGACAAGTGACGGCCCAATCGGTATCCGGCTGGGACGGTTCCGTGCTCCCGCTTCATTGCTGCCCTGACGTCCTGTTCACGCCGTTCGTTCGCGTGAGTGGTCTGTCAGACCCGGAGTTCCCCAATGTTGCCACGTCGCGCCTCGTGCTGGCAGGGTTCTATCTGCCCGGTGACTTCGGGGGCGATGATGGTGGTCCTGGCGTTTCGCCGCCGACGATCGGCCCGAGCGTGCGACGCATCATCGACGGTGGGGATCCCGGCGGCGGCGGACCAGACGACGGCGGTGGTGGATCACCTCCGGGCAATCCCAACGGCAACCGACTCCCGTTCAACCCAGACATTGATTACATGTGAGGAGCATCATGGCAAATCTTCGGTTTGACTATTCCGGTGCGGGCACGTCGTTGTCCAGCAATACCACGACCTGCATCGGCACCTTCACGGGTGACAGCGGCACGCTGGCGACGCTGCAAGACGTCGTCGTTTCGTGCGTGAACGCCGCGAGCCTGACGGATCAGTCGATGTACGTGTGGCTCCAGCGCCTCAGCGGTGCCCCGTCCGGCGGGACCGCCGTGTCCGCGACGGCCCTGAATGCCGCACAGTCCCAAACGGCCAAGACAACCTCGCTGACATCGGGCGCGTTCCCGGGCGGGACTCCTGCGGGCATCACCGCGACGGCGACGGGCAACAAGATCCGCGTCGTAAACATCCCGGCGGGCGTCGGCTCGGCCCAGCTCGGCGGCGTGCAGATCAACGGGGCCGAGTATTGGGGCATCTTTGCCCGTGCAACGGCCGCGTGCAGCGTCTCGTGGGTGGGGACGGTGATCGAATGATGATCCTCGAAGCCGTCAACATCATGCTGACGGCGGCGGGCCAGTTCCCGGCGTCGCAACTCGACAGCGGCGGCACGTCCTATCTCTCGGCGGCCGAGACAATCCTCAAGCAGAAGAGTCGCGAGGTTCAGTTGGAGGGGTGGGCGTTCAACACGGTCCCGATCCAGACATTGACCCGCGACAGCAGCAACCGCATCGCGATCCCGGCCGGCGTGCTGGAGATTGCAACCGCCGGCGTGAGCATCGCGACCGACGCGGCACAGTTGGGTGCGTGGCTCCAGAACCGGACGGACAACACCAACACGTTCGACGCAGACCAAGAGGTCACGGTGACGTACCTCTATGAGTTCCCGTGCGTGCCCGAGCATGTGGCGCAGTTGATCGCGTACCGGGCGGCCCAGACGTTCAACGACTCGTATGGGCACGCCGCCAAGAGCGGCATGATCTACGCGAACGTGGTGCGTGCCGCCGGCGAGGCGAAGATGGGAGACCAGCGGATCGAGCGCGTGAACGTGCTGGACACGGCGGAGGCCCGTCGCGTGAAGGGCAGGCGGTACAAGTGGAGCGGGCAGGACTCGGTTCCCCGCTTTTGATCGGCATTCTCGGAAGGACCAACTATGGCAATGGGACCCAGCAAGATTCAGGCGGTCAACGACATTCTTCTCGCGATCGGCGAGAGCGGTGCGTTCAGCGCCGTCACCAGCACCGGATCGTGGCCAAGCCTGACCTACACCGGCAGCAAGGAAGGCCAGATCGAGCGCCTGCTTGATCGCATGGTGTACAAAGTGCAGGCCGAGGGCACGGTCTACAACGTGCAGCGGGCCAAGACCTACACCGCGTCGGGATCTCCGGCCAAGATCTCGCTCTCAGACGACACGCTCCATGTTGTTCCGGTCGGCCGCAGCCAGCACCGCAACATCATCGCCCGCAACAACTACCTCTGGGACTATTCCCCGGGTCGATCGGGCAACCCCGATGAATTCACGAGCAGCGAGCAGATCGACGTGGACTGGTACTTCCTGCTTCCGTTCGATCAGTGCTCGCCCCCGCTCAAGGAACTCATCATTGCCCGGGCCAAGGCCGAGGCGCAGCGGATGTATGTCGGCAATCTCCAGATGGACGCGGCGCTTCAGGCGGACGCGGCCCGGGGCACGCAAGTTCCCAACAGCCCGGTCACGAGCCAGAACGCGACCCCGGCGGCGACGCTCAGCACGGTGGCGCTCCCGGCGATCGTTGGTGGCGGCGGTGGTGGCCAGCGGGGTCAGGCGTAACCGATGCCCGACAACAGGCCGGACGACAGCGCGTTCGTACGCGCCGGGGCGATGCGCGGCGGCATCGGCCAGCAGCCCCCGTCCATTCGCCCGTCGGACATGGTGCGGTATTCGCTGAATACCGTGTTCTCTGTTCGCAACGGGGCCAACAAGCGGCCGGGTTCCCGGTTTGTGTTTGCCCTTGGGAACGGCTACGACGAGACGTACAACGTGCGATGCGATCCGTTGGTGATCGGCACCGACGAATATGTCATCATCTACGGGTACAAGGCGTCGGGTTTGGAGGCGGTGCGGATCGTGCGGGTGTCGGGGACTCCGACCGAATGCACGGTCACAGTGACGGCGGCGGCGAACACCTACATCACGACCAACTCCGCGCACGAGACGGATGATCTCCGGTTTGTGGCGTCATCCGAGGGCGGCTGGTTCATCAACACGACCGTCGCGTCGGCGGCGACCGAGCAGTCGGGTACGGTGACGGCCGCAACTGTCGCGAGCCCGACCCAACTGACGAGCACAGGCCACGGGCTCCAGACGGGGGATCGGATTGTTATCACGGCATCGTCGGGCATCACCCCGAGCCTTGTCGGAACATACACCGTCACGCGCATTGACGCGAACAACTTCACGATCCCAGTCAACGTCACGATTTCGGCAAGCCCTTCGGCCACATGGAACCGTGGTCTTCCGACCGGTTCAACGATGCCGCACAAACTGACCCGCAATACCGCGACGTCGTTTACGCTGGACGTTGTCGCGTGGACCGAGCGGCAGAGCGGGACGAGCACAACCAACCCCGCCCCGGCGGTGGTTCGCAACGGATCGGCAATCCGCGACGTCGGGTATTTCCAAGGGCGGTTCTTCATCGCCGGCGGATCGCGGATCAACTTCTCGATCATTGGCACCGACACGGACTTCTATAAGACCGACGCGAGCAACATCGTGGACGGCGATCCTGTGGAGCCTCCAGCGATCGGCGCGTCTCAGACTGCGACGATTGATTGGGTGGTTCCGGTTCGCAAGAGCCTGTTTCTATTCACCGTCGAAGGTCGGCAGTATGAACTTGCGCAGAGCGGCGACGTATTCAAGAACGGTGCGGCGGTCATCACGCCGACGACGCGACTGGCAACGACCGGGGCACGCCCGGCAACGATCGACCCGGCGATCTACACCACGACCAAGGACGAGCGGACCGCGCAGTTGCAGGAATACTACTTCGACGAAGTGAACCTGCCGAGTCAGGCGTTGGACGTCTCGGCCCATGTTCCCGACTTGATGTTCCTGGCGACGCCGACGAGTTCCGGCCCGATCGCGGACATCCGCAGCGTCAAGAGCAGCCCCGAGACGGGGAGTGTGCTGATTCTCCGCAACGACTTCAACAGCCCGGCCTACGCGGGCAGCGACTTGTTCCACTACACCGCCGCGTGGGAGGGTGATCGCAAGGTCCTGTCATCGTGGAGTCGGCATTCGATCGGCACGACGATCCTGTACCACGACATCGCGGTCATCGGCAGCAACGCCTACCTGTTGCGGGGCTACCCGCTTGGCGCGAATTACGAGTTGTACATCGAGCGCATGCCCATCGCTCCCGAGAGCAGCCACCGAGTCACATGACGTACCTTGTCAAGCATCCAGCCTTCATGGATTGCCAGTTTGCGGCAACCGGCAGTCACGCCGCCGGGACGACGTCGTTTGTGATGGCGTCGCGTCGGCCGTTCACCCATGCGTTCTACAAGCCCACGGGCGAGGTCCTGACACTGACGACGTCGGATTATCTGACGTTCACCGTGAGCGGGAACTACTCGGGCGGCGAGAGTGTGCTGGGGCGAGTGTTCGACATGGAGATGTTGCTGAGCGAGCCGTTCCTGAAGGATGGTTCCGGCACGGCGATCCTGTCGGGCAAGGTCAACGTCCGCCGCGTCACGTTCTGGCACATGGACACGATCGCATACAACGTGCAGGTCACAAGGACCGGATTGTCGGACTACACCGAGGCGTACAGCAACACCGCGACGTATGTGGACGACGGGAGCAGCGCCGCGATCGGCCGGTTCGGCACGCACGTTCATGATCGGTTCAGCGTTCCGATCCTTTCGGATTCGACGGGCCTGTACATCTACGTCAAGAGCAGCACGCCGACGCCAGTGACGATCACGGGAGTTGAGATCGACACCCGATACACGAGTGTCCCGAGGTAAACATGGGAATTGCAGAAGCCGCGTTGATTATCGGTGCCGTCTCGGCAGCGGGGACAGCGGGCGCGACGATCTACGGGAACGCCGAGCGGAACAAGGCGACCAAGCGGGCTCAGGACGCGACACAGAAGGCGGCGGACGTCCAATCGCGGCAGTTGAAGGAGCGGGCGGCCGTGGAGCAGGACAACGCCGCGCGTCAGGCGGCGCAGGTTCGGAGCCGCATCCGCGCGTTGCAGGCCGGGGCCGGGTTCAACCAGTTCGACGCCTACGACCCGTTGCAGACGCAGGCCAACTTCGACGCCGAGTTCAACCGGCAGACGCTCGATCGGAACGTCTCGAATGAGTTGGAGCGAGTGCAGTCGGGCTTGCAGGTGGACCTTGCACAGTTGTCGGCAAACCGCGTGAACCCGTTGCTGTCGGCGTTCACGGGCATCACGCAGGGGCTCTCGACGGGCCTTTCGATCGCGAATGCGGGCGTCCAGTTGGGTGATAGCCCGGTCTTCAAGGGCGGCACGGCCGCGAGCAAGGGAGCAACCCCGTGACGAGTTTCAGTGGCGGCGGCCGGGTGATGCGGAACCGGATCGGCGAGACCCCGACGGTGGGGCGGCAGGTTCTTCCCAACGCGCCGGGACTTGTGGCACCGCGCACGGTGTCGTCGGACGTCCTGACGCAGTTGGATCAGTTCCTTGGCGCGATCAACTCCGTGGACCGGCTGGCAAACTCGGCCGCGAGCTACGCAAACACCGTGGACAGCATCAATCGGCGGACGGCCGCCGAGGCGCGTGCCGCGCAGGACCAGATCCGCCGTGACGCCGAGCGCTCGCAGAAGGAACTTGAGGCCGCCCAGACCTTCGATCGTGGCATCGCCAAGGAATCCGCCGACCTCAACGCGCCGCACCTGACGGACATGGTGAGCAATGGCAAGATCGGGCGACTCCCGGGCGAGACGGATCAGCAGTTCGTCGCCCGCGTGACGGACCCGTTCGTTCCCCAGCAGGCGTCGGCGTCCTACCGGCAGAAGTTTGTGGACGAACTCGGGCCGAAGATCATGGCCGCCGAGGTCGGGTTCCAGAAGGAAGCCAAGGCCCGCGCGGAGTCGGACATCCTCGTGGCCGGGTCCAACGCCGTCTACGCATCGCAAACGCCCGACGAGATTCAGGCGGCGATCAAGGCCGTGGAGCAATCAACGGGGCCGATGTCGGTGACCAAGCAGGCCGACCTGATCGTGAAGCCCGCCCTCGAACGCGCCGCCGCCCGGGGCGACGAGAAGGCGTTCAA